GGCCAAGTAAGACTCAACCAACTTTTTACGGACTTCGTAGGGGAAAGGACTCGGTGTCGTGCCGCCCGCATAGTCCTCACGGCGGGAAAGGAAAGAATAATGGGCCGAGGCTTCGGTCTGGGCCTGGGTGAGATACGTGGTCAGACGCGCCGTCGGGATCTTCACCCCTTCCGGCAATTCATTGTGAAGCTGGCCTTCCGTGCCGCCTGCGGCACGACGCGCCGTTTCGACATCATCCATCAAGTCACGCTCGATCAGGGCAAAGGCTTCCTGCTTGAGCGAAGCCGCGACCTCGGCGGCGGCATTGGCCGTGGCAATGTAGGATTCGACTAGTTTCTTGCGAACTTCGAAGGTGAATGGATTTGGTTTGATCCCTGTCGAGTAGTCCTCGCGCCGGGCCAAGAAGTCGTAGTGCAGCGAAGCATCCGAAGCTGCTTGAGAGAGATACTGCGTCATCCGCGCTGTCGGGATTTTTACCCCGTCCGGAAGCTCATTGTGCAGACGACCTTCCTCACCGGACTGTCCGCGCCGAGTCCGCTCCACGTCGGCCGTCACATTGCGGTCGATCAATTCCAAGGCTTGTGTCTTGAGCCCCGCACCATCCGCCCCGTTGTCTGCGGCAATGATGGAAAGCGCAAGAAGCCGGACTACTTCGACTGGAAGCAGGGAGTCGAATTGCGCGGCATCCGAAGTCAGCGCGGCAAAGGTCAGGCTGGTCTTGGCCTTGTCTTCGCGGCGGCTGACAAAATTGTAGTGATCGACCGCCTGCTGGTAAGCCTGGTTGATGTAACTCTTGAGCCGACTTTCTGGGAGCCGATATTGGACGAGCGTCTCCAGACCGATCCGTCCGGTCATACCGCCGAAGGTGTTCTGCCCGTTTGAGGTGGCCAGTGATTGAAAGGTCGTCCGACGCGCCCGCTCGACTTCATTCATCAAGTTGCGCTCGATGTAGGAATTGGCCTTGGTCTCCAGCGCGGTGGCCAGTTCCAACTGGTTGTTCTCCTCGCGCCAGAGCGACAAGATCATCGTCTTGGTCGCATCGAGGTTGTCGAGGATGAGGTCGCCCGTGGTCGGCACGCCGGTCGTGCCACCCGATTGCCAGACGAGCGGCGACTTCTCCAACTCCTCGCGGCGGGAGAGGAAATTGTAGTGATCGATCAAACGGCGCTGGGCCTCGTTGATCCGTTGGTCGATGCGCGTCGTATCGGTCACCGCCACGCCATTATCGACGTAGGGTGCCAGCAGATTACGTGCTTCGAGGTAAGTCGCCATTTATTGCAGTCGGATCCAATTCGTCCCGTCGATCTTTTGCCACGCAAAGGATTGACCAGCCGTCGTTCCAGCCGGCAAAGCCGCACCCAGCACGGTATTGCCGTTCAGCGTGACGGTCAGGGTCGTGACAATGCTGCGTGTGAAAAACCGGAGAATCTGTCCGACCACACTATTGTTCGTGCTCGGGAAGGTGAATGTGAAAGTCGCGTAGGTCGTCGTGTTGTTGAGCACCACAGTCTCATCAATCCCGCTCGACCCTGCACTCAGCGTGCCACCCGCTGCGGGCGGCGCGGGAAGAGTAACAATGGCACGATTCTTCTTGGCTTCAGGTGCCGTGAGGTAGGACGCAAAGGTATCGAGCAACGACTGCGGGTCGTTGGGATACTTGGTTCCGGTGGGGAGTGTTCCTGGGATTAGTGCCATAATTGTTAGGTAATGACCGGATACCAAGTGATTGTAATGTTCTCAAAAGCGGCTACCCCCGAAATTGGAGTAACCTCGTAATAAATGTCTTTTGGTATAGGAATCATTCCTGAACCTGCGCGTTTGGTGTTGTTGTTGATGTCGTCTCCCGAATGCCAGACCCACGTATCAGGGTTGCTTGTCGTGCCCACGGAGATCTGTATACCGTTGATAAAATTACCCGACACAATAACGCACAAATATCCATCGTCTGCCGCTTGATAGACGGTGTTGTATGCTCTCGCGACTCCAGCCGCATAGTTTGGAAAAGTAACTTTAGGGGCCAGCTTCGCAGCGGTGACTGCATCGTTAGCAAGCTGCGCGGTTCCAATGCCAAGTGCCTTAGTGGCCGAAGTCGTCTGCGTCGTGGCGTCGTCGAACGTGATGCCGGAGGATGTGATGGAGGTTGGCATGGTTAGAATTTGATGCAATACAGCATGGCGATGTTCTTCGGGCGGGTTTCGGTGCCGCCGGTGGCCAGTGCCGCGCCTGTTGCCGTAGGCCCATATCGGACTGGGCCAAATTGCGTTCCTGTAGTTCCAAAGTTGCCCGTGCTTGAAAAATTATTGATATCATGTGCATGGCTTTTCAATTCGTCGGCCTGCTTTGCACCAAACGTCCCCGCCGCCGTGCCGTCGCCGTTGGTTCCGCTGCCTCGCACGAAGTAGCCGCGCAGGTCGGGCACATTGAAAGTCGTGCTACCGTTGCCAACTCCGTGGGTCGTTCCGACAGCAGCAAAGAGCCTTGCATAGGTGGAACGAGAAACTGCGGTGCCATCTGCCGCCAGCCATCCTGTCGGTGCGCTGTTCATGGCGAATGCCATCACCGCACCAGCAGGGACGCCTCCGGTGGTAATACCCGTCGCGTCCAAGGTCGCCGCGGTCGTCCCGTTGACCTTGATGTAGCCTTGGGCGAGTGTTGGATCTGCTTCTAATGAGATGGCCATAGTAGATGGTTAGCTGTCTTTGATTTCGGTCAGCGTCAGCACAGCAGATGCTTGTCCGCCGTAGCGGCGTGTTCCGCCGTTGCTGTTGTATGCAAAATTTACGGTTCCAACACTTGGGCCAACACGGACAGAATAAGTTATCGCTGAACCGCTGGCCGGAGAATCTAGGTGCTGAATGAAGACCGGCGTAAAGGCATTGGCTACTGAGTGAGTTGTGGCCATTACGTTGATTGCGGTAGATCCACGGAACAAAACGTGGCTTGCTGCAAAGCCAGTGTTTGGCGATGCGCAGAACCCGCTGAACTGAACAAGTATTTTGTTGGTGCTGCTATTCGGCGTGATCGTTGCCGTCAGCAATTCCCAGCCTTCTGTGCTTTGCGGAATGGTGTCGTCAGAAGGAATAGGTGCGCTGATACTCAATACGGTCGCCACTGTAGACGAGACAACCTGAACAACGGCACCATCGGCAACCTTAGAATTAACAACAGCACCATCGGCGATCTCACTTGTAGTCACACACCCATCCGGCAATCCCCCTGCGGTGATTCCGGCGACTGTTCCTGTTCCGTTGATGGTGATCGGCATAATTCTTAGACGACAGTCCAGGTTGAGCCATTGGGCACGGTGACTGTGATTCCGTTGGCGACCGTAATCGGGCCGGCTGACATGGCGTTTTTGTTAGTGCTTATTGTGTAATTCGTATCGACCGTTTGGTCGTTCTCATAAAATACACGATCTGTGCCGCCTCCGGTAGCGCCACGGATTTTGGCATTGGGATCGATCTTGGCTTCGGTCACGGCACCATCGTTCAACATCGAGGTGGTGATGATGCTCGGGCCTCCGGTCAGGACGAGATACCAAGGCATCACGGTGGTTCCGACTGTGTCCGTCGCCTTGAAGAAAGTCATGTAGACGCGACCGCCATTGGCCGTTCCGGAGGTCACGGTGACCACCGCCGAGCCGAGTTCGGCATTGGTATCGGCATCGGTGACCCGGGTCAGCACCCATGCAGCCACGGCACTACCTGTGTTAGTCACGGTGTAAATGCCGTTGTGCGCGGCACTGGTCTGATCTTTGACTAAAATGCGGTCATTCGCCGCAACGGCCGCACCGTCGATAGACAGTGCGCCAAGGGTTCCGTTGTTGGTCAAAGTTGCTCCGACACCCGCTGTGCCGTTGGCGTATGTCGCGGTCAGGTTGGCCGTGGTCGCCAGCCGCGCCGCGTCTTTGTAAGGCATCCCGGTGACGGCGGAATAGTCGACGGCAATGGGAACGGCGGTTCCGACTGCTGTAACTCGACCCTTGGCGTCAACAGTGAACGGACGCACTTGGGCCGCGTTGTCGTTGTAGGTTCCGGCAGCGACACCGCTATTAGCCAAGGTTGCCGCCGCCGAGACGTTGGCCGACCCGTTGAAACTTGAGAGTGTCGCGGTGACATCGCCAGTCAGCGAAAGATTTCTTGCGGTAGCTAGTGTCGTGGCCGTTGAGGCATTGCCCGTCAACGGTCCGCTGAAAGCGGTGGCTGCACACGTTCCAGTAACGGTCGTCGCGCCCGCCGCCAACGTCCCCGTCGTGCTGATATTTTGCGACCCGAAGGCCGGAGTGATCTTCGTTCCCGCAATCGCCGCCGCGCTGTTCACATCGGCATTGACGATGGTGTCAGCCGTAATCGCCGCAGCAATGGCGATGTTGGCCGAACCATTGAAGGAAGTCGCCGTTCCGGTGACATCGCCGCTGATCGCAATCGTCCGTGCCGTCTGAAGGGTGGTCGCGGTGGCTGCGTTTCCGGTGGTGGATCCCGAAGTTCCCGACACGTTGCCGGTGACGTTACCGACGACGCTCCCGGAAAGAGTTGCCGTGATCGTGCCAGCCGCGAAGTTACCGCTGGCATCTCGGGCCACGATGGCACTAGCCGTATTGGCACTGGTTGCCGTAGTCGCCGAGTTGGAAACCTTTCCGGCCGTGGCAATGGTCGCCAGCTTGGTGTCGACGATGGCTGCTCCGGCCGCAACTTTGGCGTCGGTAATATTCAGCGGCGGGACGATGTCGTTCAGCGCCACTTGACGCAGCGACCCGTCCGTCTGGCGGACAACGGCCACTGCCG